CCCTCCATTCGCATTAAATGTTCCACCAGTAGCAACGCCACCTGAACTACCGCCTGTTCCAGTAACACCTCCAGAACCCGTAATGCTAATTGTGTCTACAGTAGTTGTGCCACCAGCACCACCCGCAGCACCAGCAGCGCCAATGGTAATTACATAAGATGCAGCAGGGCTTGCAATATATTTCTCTGCGTAGCCAGCACCCCCCACTCCACCTTTTGCACCATTGCCACTTATGCCTCCGGTTGCTCCACTGACAAAAAAAGCAATAGATGTTACTGTCGCCGGTTTGGTATATGTTTGACTTGCTGAAATAGCAGTAACTCTAACGCCTTTTAAAGCAGCGGTGCTTTGTGTTGTTGAATCGTTAAAAAGAATATCTGTGCTTCTAATTGTGGTTGGCATTTATTGCTCCTTTAAGGTGTGCCGCCAGCGACCACATCGCTGAGTGCAGTAAATACGCCAGCGGAAGTCATTGATGCAATGGTTGTCCCGCCATATTTGAAAATCAATTTGCCGCCTGATTCTTCAACTGTGAAATTAGTTGTTGCCAACTTGGTTGCGTTTGTGGCATTTGTGGCATTTGTTGCGTTTGTGGCGTTTGTGGCGTTTGTCACAGCCGTTGCGCCAATCTGACTCACAATATCTGCCGCACTTGCAACTTGAACCGCAGATGACCCGTTGCCTTTGAGCAGTGCGCCAGAGGTAAACGATGTGGCCCCCGTACCGCCAGAGCCTACAACCAGCGTAGCAGACAACCCCGCAGCAGTGCCCGTGGTGTTCTGATTAAATGTCGGCCAAGTGAATGTGCCGGTGCTAAAGTTGCCAGAGACCGGAGTGCCCAGTGCTGGTGCAACAAGTGTTTTGTTGCTCAGCGTTTCAGACCCCGCCAGCGTAGCCAGTGTGCCCGTGGTGGGGAACGTAACATTGGTCGTACCTGTCAATGTGCGAGTATAGGGAAAATTGCCCGACGAAGTAACCGTGGCTGAGTTGTTGTTGGCTACCCCCGTACCGCCGTTGGCTGGCAGCAAAACGCCGGACACATCAGAAGTGCTGATGTCGATGGCGTCCCAGCTTGTATTGGTTCCATCGGACTTGAGGTACTTGCCGTTGGCTGATGCCTGACTCGGGGCCAGTGCGTTAAACGCCGCATTGGCTGTGGTCTGCCCCGTGCCGCCGTTGGCAATTGCTACGGTACCAGTGATGTTGCTACTCTTGATTTCGTAGAAGTCAGTGCCATTGGAAAACACCACGATTTTGTCGCCGTTGGCGATTGCCACACCCGTACCAGCAGCCGTGGTGTTACCGATCACCGTGGAGTTATAGATGGTGGCGGTATAGCCGCTGTTGTTCCAGATGATGTACTGCTTGGAGACAGGCGGCGCATAAACGGCAAAGGCGGCTGTGGTCGTCGTCGTCAGACGCAGCATGGCGTAGATCGACTGATTCAAACTGGCAGTACTGATCGGCCCGTTGTTGTACGTAAACGCCTGATTTGCCGAAGTGACAGACACAGTCTGGTAGCCAGCAATCGCGGTATCAAAAATGTACGCAAAGTTGTTGTTGGTGGTGGTGCCCCACGTACCGGCTTGGTCACCTTGCGTGATTAGCTCGACCCGAAGGCTGGGGGAGTAAGTGCTCATATGCGGTCCTTACGAATTGTTGATATTCTGCCAGTTCGTGGTCTGGCTGTCATCTATGTTTACCCAGCCGGGAGTTTGTGGGGCAGATATGACTGCCCAGTTGGCAATCTGCTCATCAATGATTTTGATCCAACCCGCAACGCCAAATGTATCTGCCAGCGCGGCGTTTTCTGTGATCACTGCTTGAAATGCAGCCAGTACCGTGGCTGCGTCTGCGCTGGTCAGGTTTTCAGTGACGGTAAAGAAGAACCCTTGAACAGCGGTATTGGCATCAGCAACGGACAAGTTCTCTACAACTGTCTCAAAAAAGACCGAAATGATTGTGACAACATCTGCAACCGTAGCGCCCTCAGAGACTGCCTGAGCAAACTGGGCAGCAATAGTAGGCACATCAGCCAGTGTCATGCCTTCTGACAGAGATTGTGCGAACTGGGCAGTGACGGTTGCTGCATCATTAAACTGGCTGTTTTCATTTCTAACCTGCAAAAACGCGGACTGCTGCGTGCTTGTGTCGGCCAGATTTGCATTTTCTGACCGCGACTGAGCAAACTGGGCGGCAATTGCTGGCGTGTCAGCTAAATCGGCGTTCTCCAACCGGCTTTGGAGGAAAGTGTATTGCTGCGTGCTGGTGTCATCAAGCACCGAATCTTCTGACCTGACAAGCGGGAACTGCGCGGTGATGATGATAGTGTCGGCTAAATTGGCGTTTTCTGTCAGGTCTTGAAAGAAGTTCGACTGCTGGGCGTTAAAGTCATCTACCGTAAACCCCTCTGTGCGGGTTTGCAGAAACTCCGAGTAAACATCTTGAGCATCCGCCAAAAATGCGCCTTCAGTCAAACTGCTGGCAAATTGCGCAGCAATACTCTGATCATCCGCTGTTTCAAAATTCTCACTGATTGATTGCAAGAACGTGGACAGTTGTGTGCTTAAATCATCCGGTGTAAACGCCTCATTGACAGTGGCGATAAATAAGGCATTGCCTGTGATGTCAATGTCGCTGCTGGTAACGGGTTCAATCTGACTAAACAAAAACGCCGCCTGCTGGGCGTTAAAATCTGCCAAGCCAAAGTCTTCGGTGACGTTGAAAGCAAAGCTTGTCCCTGCAAGTGATGCAAACGATACTTGAGAAAAAGCCGCTACACCAAACACACTTAATCACCAATCAGTTTTGCCACAAGGGCTTCAAGACGGTTAATCCGGGCTTCCTGCTCAACCACACGCTTGGCCAACTTAATTGCAGCCACCAACGCGGCGTTTCCGTACGCAACCGACAACATCCCGTCGTTGTCGCTGATAACTGCATCGGGCAGCACAGCTTGAAGACTCTGCGCCGTAACACCAACTTGGGTTATTGGAACGTCATGGTCTGTCCTGTCGTATATACCAGCTTTTACCTGCGCCAACTCCTCGATGAAATTGAGCGGCAAATCGCGCCAATTTTTCTTAAGCCGTTCATCTGAGCTACCGGCAACGGTCGTAGAAGACAGTGCTCCCGTGCTGGGGTTGTACGTCAGCTTGGTGCTTGAAACGTTTACAGTTGAAATAGAACCACTCGTTGCACTCGTGAACGTAAGGTACCGAGTTGCGTTTGTAGAGGTGTCATCACTAACTGTTACGCCGCCAGAAACCGCTGCCCACGCAAAAGCGGTCCCGTTCCACTGAAGATATGTGCTAGAAGTTGTTGGGGCAACAATAAATGATGATGCCCCCGCCCCTGTGTTGAATACGATGCGGTTTGCTGCGCCGCCAGCAACGTTTGTGGCAGTAGTGGCGGAGGTGGCTGATGTGGCTGATGTGGCGGAGGTAGCAGTAGCAGCATTACCGCTGATGGAGATACCCCAAGTGCCAGACGCACCAGTGCCGGTCAGGGTGGGGGCGTAGGAGTTGTAGTTGCCAGCATGGAGTACCTGATTGCCTGCCTTGCTGCAACGCGCCGCCAGTCACATTAGCGGTAGAACCAGACAATTGGAGCAACATGCCCCCGCCCTGAAGATTCAAAGTGGTGTACGCAGATGCAGTTCGGTCGTAAGCAATGACATATCCAGCGCCGCCGGAAATGCCCACCTCTACGGCGTTTCCTGTTCCGGAGGTGTACCACCCACCAAATCTTCCCTGCCCAGAAAACAAAGCGGCAGTGCCAGTCAAATTCCCGCTAAACGCTCCCGTTGTTGCGTTAACTGTCCCGCCACTTTGATTGGTTGCCGTAGTCGCTGTAGTGGCGGAGGTAGCAGTGGCTGCATTGCCACTGATGCTAATACCCCAAGTGCCGCTTGCGTTCGTGCCCGTAGTGCTAGGCGCACCGACCGTGTTGTAGCTGACCGTTAGAGCGCCAGAACCGTTAAAGGTCGAACCTGATGCGCCGCCAGCACCGCCGTTGTTGAACGTGACAGAGTTGGACACCGACCCAGCAGAGGTGGCAGAGCCACTCAATGTGGCCGTGATGGTGCCCGCGCTAAAGTTGCCAGAGGCATCCCTTGCAACGATGGTGCTGGCTGTGTTTGCGCTGGTTGCGTTGGACGTAACCGTGAAGGTTGCGTTGGTTGCTTGATTGGCAGTGAATGTTTGTGAACCCGACAAACCCGTACCAGACACAGCAAGCGTTAGAGTGCCGTTGTTGACATTGGAGGCTGTGGTGGCTGTGGCGGCGTTGCCAGTAATGTTAATGCCCCATGTGCCCGTGGCGTTGGTACCCGTGGTACTGGGAGCGCCAATCGTGTTGTAGCTGATTGTCCGTGCGGCGCTGCCATTAAACGTGGTGCCAGAGACATCGCCTGCACCGCCGTTATTAAACGTTGCGGCATTTGCTACATTGCCAGCAGAGCCAGTGGTGTTCTGGTTCAGCGTCGGGATATCTGCGGCTACGACAGCCCTGAATGTCGGCGCTCCTGCTGACCCATTGGGCGCAGCAAGGAAGAAGTTTGCCGTCTTTGAGGCGTATGGGTTTTGCGTGTCACCATACCCAGAGGAAAGGCTCATGGTTACAGAGCCAGTGGACGCGCTTGCAGTGACTGGGGAAGTCCCAGCCAACGAGGTGACGCCCGTGTTGTTTATCGTGAGCGTTCCAGCGCCAGTCGTTGTGCTAATACCTGTGCCAGAACCCAAAGACGCAACCGTATACGTAGAGCCATTGCCAATGAGCAACTGACCGTTTGTCGGTACTGATATGGTTCCTGTGCCGCCAGAGATGACGGGCAAGGTTCCTGAAGTAAGCGTGGTAGTGCCAGTAGCGTAGACCGCGCCGTTGGTGGTAAAGCTGGTCAGTCCAGTTCCACCATAAGCAGGCTGGATTGTTCCGCCCTGCCACGTACCGCCTGTGATGACCGTAGACCCAAGAGCAAGTGCATTGGTGCCCCAAGTTACGTTCTCAGGGATATAGGCATGGACATCCCATGTGCCATTCGAAGTGGTGTTATCCAGCAGCGCAATACCAGCAGCACCACCCGCTGCTACTGTACCAACAGTCGTTCCTGCATTGTTCGTAATGGTCAACGTGCCAGTTGCGTTGTTGTTGAACTGGAACGTTGTGGTATCACTCAGCGTAGTCGCGTCAGGCAACTTAAATGTATGCCCGCCCGTCCCAACCAACGCTTGGTTGAATTGAGACGCCACTGTTAATGTGGTTATGCCACCAGATGCAGTGGTTGTTTGAAGCCCCTGATTAATACGATTAACAGTGATGTTTTGACTTGCATCACGCAGAACAACAGAGTTCGCCCCGGATGAGCTTGTTACGCCCGTGCCGCCATAGGCCACGCCAATAGTCGTGCCTTGCCAAGTACCAGAAGACACCGTACCCAATGCGCTTGCATTACCACTTGCATCGAGGTTGATTGACTTGCCTGACGGGTACGTGACAAAGACATTGACTGCACCAGAGAAGGTGACCGCATTGCCCGCATTGCTTGATGCGTAAACAGTGGTGCGAGTCAGTGTTGGCCCTGTGGTCGAGTACGTGCCAAGGCCCACCTCCCAATTACCCGAGCCATCAGTTGCAGAGTAGTAGGTGGTGTTGGTGTCGCCAACAACGGCGAACGATTGAAAACCCGTTACCGCACCCGCAAGCGTGAAGCTTACAGTGGTATTCGCCGTGCCAGTTTCCTGAACACGGTTGGCTAAGACCAGAGCCATTTAAGACTCCTTATCAGGACGTTGCAGTGGTCGAGTAGGTAACGCTGACGGTATCGCCTGACGTAGTGATCTTGGCCGTGGCAAATGCTCCTGCGCTATACAGCGTGCCAGAAGTGTTGCTCTGGGTCGAAGATGCGCCAGTGCCAGTAACCAAGAAGCAGCCACCGACCGTGCCGCCTGCGCCCGTGATGGTGTAGGTAATGGCCGATGCAGTCTTTGTGGTCACGTTTGTAGGCGTAGTACCCGACGATGTCGCAGCACTAAAAGAAGCCGTTCCACGAACCGCTGAACCACCAACGGTGTAGTTGGTGAACTCGGTCCAACCGCCATGAGAAGTCATGGTATCTGCCGCAGCAAACGTTGGGCTGGCCCCAGAAATCAGACCAAGGAAGGGTCCAACGGTGGTGTAGCTGGAGCCAGACAGCAGAGTGTCCAGCATCAACTGCTTGCCCACGGCATTGACCAGATTAGGAAACTCCTCTTCCCACTTGATGTTGCCATCAGCGTCACGGCACACTACATGATAGTGTCCCGCAATACCCATAGACTCGCTGCCAATGGCGCTAGTTTGCATGGTGACTTCTGCGTGGTCGCCAAAGTTGGAAATTTCGTTCGACATGATGACTCCTTAAACAAGACGGATTAAAGCAGAGGTCGCGGTGTTTGCGGGCATCTGCACGGTGAAGGATGTGGTTGAAGTTTTGTCAGACCCGAAGTCCAACACGCAGACAGCGCCATTGTCACCCGGCGTATAGATCAGCGCACCACGAGCGGTGATGGCCCCCGTCCACGCTGGAGATGAAAAGTTGACGTACGTGGTGCTACCTGTCGCTGCGGCCTCACTGGCAATCGTGGCAGTGACAATCTGACCCCCGGCAACATAGTTGCCGCCAGTGGCTTCACCCGTGGTGCTGTATGCCGTGGTTGTTTGATCCAGCGTGGCTGAGTTGGTGTACAGCGCCAGATAGAACGTATCAGTGGCGAAGTTGATCGTGCCGTTGGCCAGACCAGACCGCAGCGTGTTGCAGGAGTAGTTGCCTGTAAAGGCCATCACTGAACCCCGCTATTTTGCGGCAATGGTGCAAGTCGTGCCTGACCACTGCGGTACGCATCGCTGCGCTCCAGACCATCACCCAGACGTTTAGCAAGCATGAGCGCTTCCTTGTACTTGCCATCGTACAGCGCCATCATGTCTGCTTCACCCTTCATGAATGTGTAAGCCTCGACCAGCGAGCCGTATAGCAGCACAGTATCGAAGTTGTCGCCCAACCAAGTCTGGCCGCTTGCCGCTACCGTGATTGACTCAGGGTAATAGTAATAATGCAACTCCACACTGTATGCTGCATCTGGCGTGGGGCCAAGAATGAAAGACAACTCATTCGTAATGACCGGGGAGCCGCCGCTTGTTGTGGTTGGGCCAAACAGCGCATAGTATTTGGGAATGGCCGTATCTGTGGGTTGCGGATACGCCTGACGGATGAAGTTCACATCCTTGTTGAGCAAATACTCATATGCCCCAGTACCATCAATAATGGCCAGAGAGTATGTGGATAGAAAATCATCCGGGCAACTCAAGTACTTATTGTTTGTCGTGGTGCTGCCTGTGACATTCTTGCGCAGTGATGGAAACTGAACCGTGTTGTAAATGCGCTGCTCTGCTTGTTGGACAAAGACAGGAATATTCGCCACGAACTCTTGTTCGTAGTTCTGGGTGTAATCCTGAATCGCAGCAGACAAAGCAGCGTAGTTCATGCCATCGGGCCTCTTGCCATCACACCACGTTGAGCCGCGCCAGTGCCACGAATCTTGATGCCGCTGGTTTTCACGGGCGGGTAATCTTGGCTGCGGGTGTTGGCCACGTTTACGTTAGCCTTGCGCATCGTCTCTTTGGCAGGCTCTTCACCCACCACAACAGATGCGACTTTCTTGGGTACTTTGTAAGTTGCCATGTCAGCCTCCCTTGCGACCGGGGCTGCGCTGGTTCATGACCTTGGCCATGTTGCGCCCGTACTTGAGCATGTCGGCGTTGGTCTTGCCACCGGCCTTCATTTTGGTCAAGGGTTTGCCGGGGTGCATAGCCTTTTCGTGTTTATGCACGGCTTTCTTTGCGTCCATGATCGACTCCTTATGTCGTTGCGAAACGGTTGTACTTTCGTTGATTATCCGTTGCAGGGATAACCTGCACGTTTGTTGGAACGTGCAGTCCAGATACAAGCTTACCTTGAAGTGGGATTATGTGATCTACGTGCCACGCAAAACCGAACAAATTTGTTCTCGCTGCCGCTAACTCGTAGGCCTGTTCAAGCACCCACAGATCATCAGTTGTCAGCCATGCAGGTGTTCTGCGCAATTTGGCCGTTTGGTATTTCCGAGTTTTTGCTGTCAACTTAGCGCGATTGTTCTGCGCGTATACTTTTTTCTGCGCTTTATACGCGTCTGTTTGTGCGTATGTCGTTCTGTAGAGTTTTTGGTACTGCCGTATCTTGTCCTGCTGCTTGTATTGCCTAAGTTGCTCCAAGCGCTCGGGCGTCTTACTGGCGGCGGCGAGGCAGTGTACGCAGGTGCTGTTACTGACAAAGCGTTCACCGGAGTGGCCACCTTTTTTACAAGGTTTGCCCATGTAACGTGTATCCCCTGCTTCTCGTGCCTCGGCAAGCGTTTTCATGCGATCTCCGTCGTAACAGTACCAATCTGTAGTGTAAGCACAAGATTATTAGGGGTCAACCCGTAATCATTCAAACTTGCTCCACCCACAGGTGCCCAGCCCCATTGAATAATCCTGCTACCCATTTCAAGCGTACCCTGAGCTAACGGGTTAGGACTGGTGGTCTCTTCAATCTGCAAGCCAGACAAACCAGAGGTCACGTAGCTGCGATCAGGTCGTGGGTTGCGCAGACCTTGTGGGTCATCTACAGGATACATACCCAATTGAAGCTGGGGCTGGTCGGGGTCCCAGCACTCCGGGCATACCAGCAAATCATAATTCTTTGTCTTAATGACCTCACGCTTGAGTGCCGTAAGCTTATAGCGCTGCCCGCAGCGATCACATTCTGCAATCGCATTTTTACCGGACGCGAATCTATTGCCCATTAAAACGTACCGCCAATGAATTGCTGACGGGGCACAAACCGGATTGCGGCTTTCTCCCGGTCCTCATCCGAAGCCAACTGCCATGCCTCGTCATACTGCTGTTTAAGGACATCCAAACGCTCAGCCGCGCCGGGTACCTTCATCGCCAAGTAGTAGGACAGGCCAGCGGCCATGCAGGGGATGAACCGAAACGGGACATCCATCACGTTTACACCGCCACCAGCGTCTTGGGTACGACGAAGCCGCCAATACACGAACTGATAGCTCTGAGCACCGTCAGGTGTCGGCCATACGGTTACAGCGGGAACCTGCGCCCAATATACGGCTGTCCCGCTATTGTGCAGTGCAGCAGTGGTATCTTGCTGACCACGGAAACAGTTGTACAGGGTATTCCCTGAGATGTACCCGTAGTTAATGATCTCGTTGTCAATCTTCACGAACCCTGTTGCGGGCAAACCAATGACTGAATTGAGCGTGATCTGCGTGGCAGTTGCAGAAATACCGCCCGACAGTTGCAAGCCAGTGGGCGAATTTTGCCCGTTGAAACGCTGTACCCACACTTGGATTGGTCGCGCCTGCTGAATCTTGTTGGGGATAGTGGCGTAGGTGGAGACGCTGATCCGAGTGATGGTCAGGTCAGCTTGTGTTGCTGAGACGTTTCCGCCAGTACGAATTACATGTTCCAGCAGATCGACAGTGTCATCAGGCAGGGCGTAAGTGTTCTGGCCTTGGACAAGCGGGATGATTCCCGACTCAATCGTCCACATGTTAATGCCGCGATTGGCCCAATCGGCAAACATAATGTTGAGCGAACGCCGCGCTGTGCGCAAGTCGTAACCCGTACGCAACTCTGAGCCAGCCCGCTCATATGCCTCCTCGACCAACTCAGTCAGGTCAAGGTTAAATGCTGATGCGCCAGAGGTGTTTGCCATTACCTAAACCTCGCGGTTTTTGCTGCAACCTTGGGTGGTTGCTTCACGAATTGTTTCCCCGCAGCTTTGCCAGCACGTTTAGCACGTGTTGTCGCAGCGTACTCAGCAGGGCTGAGAGCTTTAATCGCAGACTCTGGAAGGTACCTCTCACCCGTGTCAGAAGAGCGTTTGCCACTTTTCGTCCTCCACTTTTGCGCGGTCCAATCCTTGAGTGACTGCTGCGGGTTTTTCATTTGTACCCACCACCCTTGGCCTTGTACTGCTTTGCCAGCAACTGCGCCTTCCGGGCCGACCATTGCCCTGCGCCAGTGCCTTGCACCGCACGAGACTTGATGGACTCAAACAGCGACTTGCGCATACCGGGTTTGGTGTAAACGCCAGCCTCGTTGACCTTGGACTTCCCGCCTTCTTTAAAGCGTTTGTTGTACGAAACGCCATATCGGCTACTGCCAGATGGCCCACGACTAATTGACGCGCCAATGTCCGTGTCTTTGTCAATTTGACGCTTGTACTCGGCCATCACATTGTCTAAATTGCCCCGTAATTTCTGACCTTTGGCTTTACCTGCGGACAAGTCTGCACTAAACGCAATCTTTTCTCTATCGCTTAAAGGTATGTTGCCAGAAACGTTTGCGCTTGCGCCCTTGTAGTCTTTGTCAAGAGTCAAGGATGTTGGTTTTACTTCAAAATCTTTTACAAGATCACCTTCAGCCATTTTTTTGACTTTGCCGCCTTTGGCGTATTCGTCAAAGTCAGTGTCATCCCGACGAGCCTTCTTCTTGGCTCCGGGCATTTTGGATGGGGCGATTGCGCCCATACCACGACTGGCCATCATGGTTACACCATCTTTCCGCGAGTTTTACCGCGCTGGGCCATACCGTCAGCACGTTTTGAAGCAGACACAGAGCCACCCTTTTTAAAAAGAGTAGATTTCAAATAACCTCGACCATCTAATGTGTCTATAGGCAAACCATCACTTGTAGTGACAATATTAGTCCCTTTAAGTGCTTTTATTCGCGCATCGCGTAATTCATCATCAGTTGCAGGTCTGTATTGATTTAAACTTTCATCAATTTCATATTGAAATTTAGGACCCCGGTCAGTCAAGTCAGTTTTTGTGGCTTGCAACAATGCAGCAGCGCCCAAAAGCCCCGCAGCGGCTTTTTCCAAACCTTTTTTACGTGCCATGATTAACCCCCCATTGAAATCATTTTGCCTTTGGTGTGCCCTTTAGAGATACAACCATCAGCACGGGTTACGCCACCTTTGGCTTTTTTCTCAACAGGAACTGGGGGCGGGACTGTAGTGGTCAGCGACTTGTTGTACGCATCTTCCAGCTTTGGAGCCATCTGCTTGTCTTTTTCCTCCTGAATCATTTGCTGTTCAGCAGGGGTCAGAGGTTGCTTAGGTTTTTTGGGGGCTGTAGCCATGATTCACCTCAATACATTTTGCACTTGGTCTTGCCTTTGGAGGCAATGCCGTCACCACGCTTGGAAGCGGAAGTCATGCCGCCAGAAGCCATCTTTTTGGTTTTGCCACCACGTTTAAACTCAACACCAGTATTATCTTCATCGATTTTTTTGGTGCGTTTATTGGCATTTCGGCTTGTGGGGCTGGTAAAATTTGTAGGCGTTTGTCCACGGCGAGCCTCTTCAGCCAACTGAGCCCTGCGAGCCGCAGCGGCATTTTGCGCTGCTGAGGCATTACGCGCCGCTGCTGCATTTCGCTGTGCATTAAGAAAAGCCGCTTCAATACCAGCATTTGAAAAACCGGCCAGACGAGTCGGTCCAAGACCTGCTGCAATGTTTGCAAGATTGCGCTCAGTCTCACTGCTACTAATCCGACTACCACCTTCAGGAGGTTTGACTCCACCCGTGGGGATTTGCGCAATTGCTTCTTCCCGGGTCGGAGCAATGTCCCGCCTTTGACCACTGGTGAACACTGGTGGTCCACCGGCTCTTGTGCCAGCACGGGTTTTATAATTGCTTATGGTGGCCATTTGACCTTGGTCTAAGACACGTTTTCTAAACGCATCCATGTCCTCTTTTGTGTATCCGGGCTCGCCCATTCCAATTTGTCTATTGAACCGATTTGCGTACATATCGTCATAACCGCGCAAATCCGTTTGTTGACCACCGGTAGATTGATTGCTTATACGAGCGGGGCCAGCGGCAGCAGGCCTAACGACTGAGCGAACAGGGCCAGCCCTATTTGCGTACATTTCGTCGTAGCCACGCAGATTTGCTTGCTCAGCCATCAACTGGGCAACACGTTCGCCTTCAGAAATATCGCCCCCTGTACGTTCTGCGGCTTGACTTTGGGCGGCAGTAATTGCCGCAGGAGCAGCGCCAACGGTAGCAGGCGCAGCCGCGCCAGCCGTAGTAAGTCCGCTCCCCTCGTAAGCGGCGGGATCGTTGCGGGAAACATACTTGCTGAAATCTTCAACTGGCGCAAGCTCTTCCCCCGGCCTGCGGTACATGTTTTTCCCGGCCACATAAGCGCCAAGAGCGGCAAGTCCCGCCAAAGCGCTCTGGGTATTGCGTTTGGTACTTCGCTTAGCCATTATGGCCTCCTATCAGCACTTACCGCCGTACTTCATCCCGAGGGGTTTGCTGCCAGCCATTTTGACCATAGCGCCCTTGGTCTTGCCTTTTGCAGCCAGACCATCTTTGCTGGGGGCGGCGGTACGAACTGCGCCCATCTTTGCAGTGGTGATACCGCCATTGGCCATCTTCTTCATGCCAGCTTCTTTCATCTCATGCTTGATCATGGACTTGGGAGCGCCAGCCTTCTTCATGAAGCCGACCTCTTTTTTCATCATTGACTTGGACTCTTTCATATCACCACCTTTTGAAAAAAACTCTTGCTTGCCTTGATTGGTTTTGGGCTTGTTGATAGATTGCACATCTGCGCGGCTACCAGACCCAAACCGCCTTCCTTTGTCAGCTTTCATAAACTCAGAGCCGACAGACTGAGGAATACCCATGCGCTTGGCCGCAGCAGGATCATTTGCGACCATTGCCATCAGATTGTGTTGAGCTTTACTTTTGCTCGGCATCTTTTGCTTTCTTCTTGCGGATGATCTCCACAAACGGCTTGCCAGTAACCATCTCTGAAATACGCATCAGAGTCCAGATGGCACCGATCAGACCGAAAACGGGGGTCAGCAATTGCAAAAACGCCCCTATGGCCGCTATGGCAGAAGCGAAATCCAGCACATTTTTGACTGTGTCGTGGTTCTGGCTCATATCAGCAGTTCCACGCTCTCAGGCTTTTGTTGATCCGGCTGTTCGGGTCTTTGGCCGTCTTCTCGCTGGTAAGTTTTTTCTTCATGCCAGACATCCGAGCACAGAAGGAGTCGCGCCTGCTGCCGCCCTCTGGTTGAGGAGGTTTGAGGTTCATACCCTGCTTTTTGGCAGAGGCTCGCCCCTTGGCGTTCAAGCCGCCCTTCTCCGATTTGCCCTCTTTGCGTTGCC